CATGTAATATATATTACAGGATTCTTTAATATATAACATCCTACAATACTCCCAATTAATAAAATAATGATACAAACCATTTCTTTTAAATAATCCTTTAATCCCATTGTTCTTCTTTAACCCTTCTTTTTTGTTTAATAAAAGGAATAGTATTTATTTGAATATCAATTTGTTTAGCATTCTGTTTATTGTTTTTTATTTTTTCCATAAATTTATTGAATGGCTCAATATATTTCGGAAATATTTGCCCTAATCCATATTTAAATTGAATACTATATCCTTCTATTTCTACTGCATATTTTATTACATTATAGATGTCTTTGCAAGACATATTCTTTTTTTCTACAAGAAATTTAATAAATTTAACTGTCAGTAACCAATTTACATTTTCACTACCAA